CGCCAATCGTACACCAATGTTCGTTAGAGTACGTTGAACCACCGTCATTTGACCAGCGCAACATGGCTTGTGGGGTTTTTCCTTGGCCCACTTCTAAACCAACACCAGGCTGAAACTGGATCTGCAATTCAGCAAAATATTGCCGTTGTAAATCAGTAACCAAATGTGGGCAACGTCTTAGCCTACGAATTGTGTTGCCTGCTTCTGTATATACAGCATTGTCTAACTGGTATATCTGACCATTGGCATAGTCACCAACAAGGTAAACATTATTAAATATTGCACCACAATTGGATCTATGACGATTAAATTGCTCTCCATCCCATGAAAGCCATTTGTGCCACATATCTGTTGTCAGATCAAATACCCATGTAATATTGATTGTTGGAAATGTGACCACATAAAACTCATGCCCATCGAGCTGGTATGTGTAAGCCACCGCATCCGCAATGTACTGGTTCATTAGCGTTTGTTCAACTGCATGGGTACTTATTCTTTTAAACGAATAACCTTGCATAACACCAATAATGTTTTGACCTCTTGTATCTTGGCTTACAAATGCAAACTGTTCTCCAAATCTAGCCACGCTAAAAGGCGCAGCAATACCGTGTTGCACAGATGTACCGCTAACCCGCTGGAATGGAAAACTAATAATACCTGGAATTACGTTACCCACATCGGTCCACATTTCAGCCGTAAATTCTCCAAGCAAAAATACCTGCCTGTGGTCAACAATTAAAGATACAAGCGGATCTGGAGCACCGTCTTTAGTTCCATAATAAGCATTATTTGATGTTACCAATCCTAAATCAGTCGCTGCCCAATTTTGTGTTCCAGGCTGATTGTAAATAATGTAATTGTCTACAACATCACAGACATTAGCTCCTTGCCACGGTCCATCTGATGCAGGCAAAGTATTAAAACTATTTGTAGCTGCAACCCAATAATATCTGTTAACACCATCAACAATATAAGCATTTAATCCTGTATTGGTCATAATGTTGTCTGTGATAGACACATAACCTGTGCTTGTAGATAATGTACCTATTTGTTTAGATGTATATACACTTCCATAAGTTACAGAATAAACAGAAGTTCCACAAACAATAATTAAGTATTTGCCACCACTAAGAGTACGCATACCCCGCACAGGTGCATTATTTAATTGAAGTATAGATGTTAGCCCTGGCGTTGGATAAAGCGCCACTACGCCCCGACTACCAGGCGGTTTTAAAGGATCAATTTCAGGATAAAAATTGATGCACTCTTGAGCCTCCTGGTAAATGGATGCTGCTTCGTAAGATGGACCAACAAAACCAAAATCAGCCATTTTTTAATACTTTGAAGTTATTCCAAATAATTTCAGCATAAGCAATATCCAATATTGCCAATAACCAATCTTGAGTAACAAAATAATAAATAACAGCGCATATTGCAATTTTTGCAACAATCAGTCCTGCTTTTAAACCTATTTCAGAAAACAACCACGCCATGATTGGATTGGCTTCGTGTCCTACATTTGTAGTTAATGCTTTCCAAGTTGTATAAATGTCTGCACATTGCAATAAACAAAACAAAATAAATAAATAAATCATCTAAAAAATCCTCCTGAAAGTATCCAACCAGCATCTTTTTGTCTTCCAACTAAAAGCGCATCTGCATAAGTAGAAGTAATTGCTGGATTCATGTTTGTGCGCTTAACAGTTGATTTTGCTTGTGCAGCAAACTTCATAATCATCTGTATTTGTGTGGGTGAAGCCTTGCCATACATAGGCATTAGTCTTTCAGCCAAACACCACCTAAGCGCCATACTATAGCCTTGTGGTAGATTGATGTTGTCAAACATAGTTGTGAACCGACTAAATATCTGATCTACAAATATGTGCATTTGACCTTGTGATGGATTGGGCCACAAATAAATATTACCTAATGTTTCTGTTGGCTCATAATACACCGCTTTAGGCCAGGGACCGTTAAGCGTTTTAAGACCAATCATTTCGTATTGCTCAAGATTGAGCACCGCTACTGGGTAATCTAGTCCACCACCAGTTATAGGCGCACCGTTAGAAGTAGTATTAACCCTGACAAATGCAGATCTTAAACCTAATGGGCGTTGATAGTAAGAATTAAAATTAACAGGTATTGGCGTAGCCGTCATTGCTTCGCTGCTGATCGTTAGACTATTACTAATCGTATAAGATCCTGTGCCACCTGTACCAGATCCAAGAGCTGTAATTGTTGTACCTGCAGTTACACCTGCTCCAGTAATAACGCAACCAACTCCAAGCGTACCCTGGCTAATTGCGCTTACGTTTAAAGTTGTGCCAGACACAGATGCTGTAAATGTAGGCGTAGGATTGACAAATGTGGTATTTAAAAGATATGTGCCAAGCTCATTAACTTGACCACCAGCACCAGATAACATTTGTGTTATTGTGGTATTTGATGGCACATTTAGACCAGTAACAGTTTGATTTATTGATATTCCACCAGACGTTAATTGGGTAATGGTTAATATATTATTTTGTATATAACCAGTAAAAATTGCGCCTATTTGACCGCCAGGGCCAATTGTGTATTGTGTTTGACCAGGCGTGACGTTAAATATAATTTCATTCTTGTAAAACACCATCATATCTTCGTTAGACCATTGGTCTAATATGTCTTGCAGCATATCAAACGCATCTTGACTTGCTTCTGCAGTTGGAACTTCACCAGCTTCCAAAGCACCAATATCTTTTAATGCTCTGCTAATTATGTCATTTGGCGTTGTCATTGTAAAAACTCCACAACATCACCAACATTCAAACCTGAAAGAAATGTAATAGTAGATGTATTAGTTTCTGTGTAATTAAGATTAACTATTTGTTTGCTTCCATTTACAAATACTTTCATACTATTATTTCCTGTATTATATGAAAGTCCAGTAAATACAGTTTGACCTTGCGTTGCAGTTACATAAGATTGAGTTCCCGCACTTGGTAAGCCAGACAAATTATCCATTGACCAAATTTGTGAACCAGAACTATTTTGTAAAACAAACTTGTATGAATAAATACCATTTAACCAAATTTCATTAGGCGGTCTGCCTGATGAATCCAGAACTATTGGATTTGAATTTGCAATACTACCAGATGCAGATGTATAAGTTGCAATTGGAGTTGTTGTCCCAGCTAAATAGGTATATAACAATCCTCCAGACAAAGGAATTCCATTATTATCAAAAAATTGCCATCCTGCGCCACCTAAAGGTGAAAGATTAACTGCCATATATATTCCTTAGTGCAAATAGTATGTAATTCATTATGCAACCCTTGTAACTGAAGCCCAATTTGTAAATACAGTAGATGACTTATTAACATTTACAACAACTTGAACAAAACCAGTATTTGATGCACTTCTTCTCAATGTATCTGTTATAAATGTTACTGAACCAGAAGTTTGATCAAATATACGTGTACTAGCTTCAACAAAAGTTCCTTCAGCAGTTTCATAAAAATAACTTGATCTGAACGCATAAGTAGAGCTATCAGCCCACCCACCTCTATTTACTAAATACACAGAAGTAACATCATAACCATAATTAAAATTAAATGATGTTGTAGAACCACCAGGTCCAGTTACTGTATTTTGTCTTACCATTTCTAATAAGCCAGAATAAACACCTGGTGAAATCATTACATTATTGGCATTGGTAGAAATTTGACCTAGTGATTGATAGGTATAACCAGGTAAAAATTGTGGAGATAAACCAATAGAACCAATTAATACTTGAGGGTTGGCAGTTAATACCATTGAATAAGGAAAACTAAATTCGCACCCATAAAATTCAGAATAAGAATTTGAATTATTTAAGCTAACAGTACAGACTTCTTGAATACAACCAAAAAATTTATTTGAATTATTATCTGCACCTGATGCACCTGTTTGTGCAATAAAGATACCTGTAGGATTTGTATTAGGTGATGTTCCTACATTAATACCTTCCATGTGAACACCAGAAAAAATATTTGTTCCGCCATCATCAATTTGAATACCTGTGTTCGTATTTTGACCAATACGCATATTATTAAAATTATTTCTGTTATTTCCAGCAGAATGTCCAGAAGTACCAGCAAACCATATACCGCGAGTACAGTAATAAATAGCTATATCATTAAAATTGTTGTACCAACAACCGCTATCTTGTGAACTTACAGGAATTCCAGATCTAAATATAATACCCTCTGTTAAACCTAATAAATATAAGTCATAAAAAGTGTTAAATGTTTGGAAAACCGTTGTTGAATTGGTTGTTACATTTTCAGGAACTAATCCAATCCCATATACAGAAGTTTTACTATTACCATCAATAGTTAAATGTTCAACTGCACAATTACTATCTGACATACGAATCATATACATGTTGTTGCTACCAGCTTTTATTATGGTAGAACGACCTGCGCCACGAATAAATATACGACCTGTTTCTAAATTAGGACTTGTAAAAGGAATTAATAAACCGTTTAAAGTAGTATCTGCGCCTGCATTGGTATTTACTTGACCATTTAATAAATATGTTCCAGCAGGGAAAAATACTGTTCCACCACCAGCAGAACGAACGGCATTAATAGCATTTTGACATGCTGCAGTAGCATCAGTTGCTCCTGTGTTATCTGCTCCAAAATCAAGAACACTTACAATTTCTTGTAATTTTTGATTAAATGGTCTGTTTATTGCATTAACAGAACCTTGATCATATTTTGGAATTAATGTTGTCATTACTAATCTCTTTTAATTTGTTGAAATGTAATCAGTCATAAATACACAAACTGCGGCTTGTGCACTTGCCGTTGTATTTGTAACAGTTAAAGTCAAATCGTTTCCACTTGTGCCAATTGACAAAGTAATATATCCACCACTTCTATAGTCATTATTACCTAGTGATTGTTCATAAATTGGTGTGCTTAATCCATATTCAATTAAAGTGTTATTAGAACGAGCAGAAATTATTGTTGCTGTTGCAGATTGAGCTGATCCATTAGTGCTGTTATATGCTACAACTTTAATTTCAGTTCGAATAAATCCTCTATAGTATGATGGCAATACTGTAATAGTAGAATTTCCACTAGCAGTAATTGCTCCAATGTAGGTGCTGCGTTGACGAATACCAGAAGAATAAGTCGAATTAAAAGCTGAAAAAACACTTCCACTTACGCTTAAATTACTTGCACCTGGATCAACAGTATTACCTATTGATATACCACTTGATGAAAATATGGCTATTGATAAAGCGCTATTTGTTGAAAATCCTAATGAATTTGATGCTCTCAAATACATGCCATTAGTAGGAGCACTTGAGCCACTTGGTACAAAACTACTAGAAGTTAATGCTCCTGTACTTGGCACAAAACTTAAATTAGTGCTTGATGTAGTTTGAGGCAAATTACCCGTTGTAGAAGAAACAATTGTTGGATACCAAGTAGCACTAGAGCTTGTGTTATCAGTGATTGCAGTATTTGTTGCATTTGTTGCAGAGCCAACTGATAACGTAGATTGAGCTACATACTGAGGCGCTGATCCGCTAGATGTAAGAACGTAATTAGCAGTTCCTATTCCTAGCTTGGATAAAGCAGAACCAGATGCGTAATATGGCAAGTCTCCTGCTGTATAACTGGTTAAACCTGTACCGCCTGCGGTTGTAGGTGTTGTCTTCCAACCAATTACTTGTATTGCAGCGCTGTTATCTTTATAAAAGAGTTTGCCGTCTGTGTAATTAATAGCCAATTCACCCGCACCCAAATTGGCAGCGAGAGGCGTATTAGTAGCCGTTCCGCTGTTGTAAAGATAAATTGGGGTATAGTTTGTTTGCGCCATTTTTAAATATTAGGTGTAAAAACTTGTGGTTTCCAGGGCGGTACAACAGTTTGCTTAGATAGATATTTTAACTGTTCTATGAGTCTAGATGTAATTAAATTTACACCATCCTTGTAGGTGTCGCTCTCTACCCATTTAGCGACCATATCCTCAGTCACTTGCGCAAAAGGAACGGTCATAACTGGGTTTGTAAACCACCAATTGCCTTCTGTTTCC